AGCCGCTGCAAGGCGAAAGGCGGGGACATCTGGGCCACTCACAAGCGGATCGACGACCTGTCACTCTACGAACAATTCGGACAGGTTCGGCGGGTGCCGCTCGAAGCCTTGACCGAGACGGCGCACGACATCGTCGAGCCGGTACCTGTTGCCGATTATCACGCCTTGCAAAACAAGGCGACCGGCGGGCTGCTCAACGTCCGGCCAGTCGGCAAAACGTACGCGCTTATTCCTCATGACTTGCTGTTTCGGGCACAGGCTGAACAGCTAGCCGCGTCCGACCTGCCGCTCGATAACGTCGAAGTGTGCGACCGCATCTATGAAGAGGGGGCGCGGGTTCATCGCACGATCTACTTCCACGACCTGCAAGACCTTTCCACGACGCACGACGGCAAGCGTGACATGGTGCGCTGCCGCATGGACATTTTTAACAGCGTGGACATGTCATGGGCTTTGCAAATCTTCTCGGGTGCCTACCGTGACCTTTGCCGGAATACTTTGGTATTCGGCGGCGAGAAGGCATATCACCAGAAGCGGATTCACAAGGGGGCCGTATCGCCGGAAGCCATGATCGGCAAGGCGACGATGGGGCTTTCGATGTGGCAGAACCAGAAGGAACAGATGCGCTTGTGGCGGGCTGCGCCTCTGACAGAGAAGCAATTTGCGGACATCTTGAAAGAGACGATCTGCAAGAAAAACACGGCCGCAGCGCGTACCGACGAACGGCTGGCGGTTAACGAGAAACGCCTCAACTGGATGCTCGAACGCTTCAAAGAGGAAAAGGCGGAACTCGGTCAGACGCTCTGGGCTGGCTATAACGCTTTGACGCATTGGGCAACGCATTTGCCAGACGCAACAAACAACGGCCGGAACGAGCGCAAAAGGTACCAGCGTAACGATCAAGTCCGCCAGATCGTCGATGGTCCGTCTTGGCGTTACCTCGAAGGGCTGGCGTCGTAGGCATGGAAGAATACTTGCAAGCCTTCTTCCTTGTTTATCGCATCCTGATTTTGATCGTGATCATTCTCGGGCTGCTGATCTTTATCAACGCGTAAATCTCGACAGAAAAGGAGCCGAGAAAATGACGTTCAACAATATCCCGAAAAACCTTGTTGATGACCTGTGCGGTTGTCTGGATCGCATCGAAGCCGCCATTCGTACTGACGAGGCGGCGAAGGAGCGGGCGCGGATCGCTGACCTGTTCCGGGCGGAGTTTCCTGACCGGCCAGTAGCGAAGCCGTCACCGACCGGCCTTCACGGTGAGCCGTTGTTCGATGGCCCGCTGCCGGAATCCGGCCCGCTGCCGGTGGAACTCAACGCCACCCATGCGGCCCTGATCTCTTGGCTGTCACGCGGTACGTTTATGGCCGTTCCGACTCTTGCCGGGCATCTGGGGATCAGGAAGGCGTCGGTCTATGCTTACCTGTCCGGGCTTAGGAAGGCGGGTTATCAGCTCGAAATCCGTTCGACCGGAAACAACAAGGGCGGCTACCGGAATATTTACCGGCTTGCCAAGACCGGCTGAAAAACGTACTAAAGAGGGGCGGGTGCTTTTGCCCGCCTCTTTTCGAAAAGGAACTTAAACGATGAAAAGCTCTATCAAGAACGAAATGACCTCTTCCGAAGCTCAGGATGTTTTCGCCATCACCGAGCTTGAGATCAAAGTCCTGCGTATGCATCTCGATGCAATCAACAACCAGATTCGCGGCCTCGAAGCCTTCATGGATTCGATGGGCTTCACCTCTTGGATCGGTAGCAATTCGCCGCGCTCGATGGCGAATGCCGAATTCACGGTGAAGAAAGAGGATTAACCGTTACCCTCCCGGCGGGGCTAATAGCCGGGTTTCCTCCCCAACTGGCCCGCTTGGCATAGTCCGGCGGGCCTTTTTTTGTCCGGCCCCCGGTTTAATCCCGGCGGGCTGTTTTCTTTGGGGAAATCGGCGGGCTGGGCGTTCGGGATGTGCTGGGCTTTTTGGGCGCGGCGGGGCGGTTTTCGAATAAGCAACATGGCAAACCGGATTAACGGGCGCGCGTGTGTGGCCTGTCTTTTATGCCTTTAGGGCTTTTCTTGTGGGGGATAGTGCCGGGATCAGTCCGGCGGCGTCGCCTCGGGAATCTTGCCGAGATAAACTTAAAGATTCCGCGCGTGCCCGCACGCAAGGGCCAGTGGGGGTACCCCTGCATGTGCTAGCAATACCGCGATCAATTTTATTTTTTAAAGGTAATCGGGGTCGGTACAAAACGTACGCCGCTGGGGAGGCAAAACGTACCCCTAACGGAGAGCAAAACGTACCCCTAACGGAGGGGGGCGGGGGTATGTATAGTTTACCCCGGCGGGCCTATGCCCATAGTACAGTCGAATTTTGATTTTGTCAAGAAAAAAAGTTGACACCCCGGTAATTCATCGCTATACTTATGGCGTGGATCACACATTTACCCGTCACACCTCCCCATAAACACCGTTGTTTACTAGCAAAAAGGTACGACGCACGTGTGATTCACTCAAATTCAAAGGAAAGAGCGATGTTCACCTCGATCATATTCGCGTGTACGTTTGTAATCACGCAAGAGTGTGTACGTTTTGAAGACAATCGGGGTCCATACGCCACTGAAGAGAGGTGTATCGAGAGAATCGCAGAAATGTTAGACGCAATTCGTACGATTTCTCCGGACTTACGGATCGTACGTACGGCGTGTCGTCCAGAAGAAGGCGTATCGACGTAAAAAATGAACCTTTTACCCCAACAAAAGCCGAAAGAGCGCGTCCTCACCGTCCAACAACAGACGTTTCTCGACCTGTTGTTCGAAAACGGCGGTAATGTGACTGCAGCAGCTGTAGACGCAGGGTATTCACGCGGCTCTTCGCAGTGGCTCAAGAAGACTTTGGCCGATGAAATCGTAGAACGTACGAAAGACATCCTTTCCGTCAACGCAATCAAGGCAGCTAACCGCCTCGTTAGTACGATTGACAATCCCGCCCCAGAACGCGGAGACGACCTGCGCCTCAAAGCAGCCGAATCGCTGCTCACGCGCGTCGGAGTGAAAGCTCCCGAGCAGGTAAACCACAACGTAACGGCAGTACACGGCGTCGTCCTGTTACCGCCAAAGAATGAGGTAGTCATCGATGGCTGAATCTAGAAGGTATCCATACTTCAGAGAGCTTTCACCAGAACATCAGCGGCAGGTACGTTTGTTGATGGTGCAAGACGAAGCAGCAGGACGTGATCCGATGACTCAGCACGTCAGTGAATACATCCCTATGGTTATAGATCAGTCACGGTCTATAGGTAGAGCGCACGGAGGAAAGGTCTGTCGTGGAAGAAAAGCAAGCGGATCAGCCGAAACGTCGCGGTCGTCCTAAAAAAGACCCGAATGCGCCTAAAGCCACATATCAACTCTCTACAAAGGAACGTGCGAGACGCGCGGCGACGAAACGTGTCAACGCCGCCAAGCGACGTGCAGCAAAGACCTCAAAGGCTGCAGAGGACAAACGCCGCTACGCTCGTCAACTCGAAGAAAAGGTCACAAAAGTTGAAGAAGCTCTCAAAGGTACTAAGTCTGCCACAGTCGATCTTGGGGATTTGGATGCTCTGCCAAGCGCAGTGGCTGATCTTGTCGGTGAGAGCGAAGTCGTTTTTCAACCGAATGACGGACCTCAAACGGACTTTTTGTCAGCGGGTGAGCGAGACGTTCTCTATGGTGGTGCTGCCGGGGGTGGAAAGAGTTTTGCACTTCTTGCTGATCCGCTACGTTTTTGTCACAATCCTAATCATCGCGGCCTTTTGCTTAGGCGTACTCTCGACGAGCTAACCGAACTCATCGACAAGTCACGCCAGCTATATACAAAGGCGTTCCCCGGTGCGAAGTTCCGTGAATCGAAGTCCACGTGGGTGTTCCCGTCGGGTGCAACGATCTGGTTCACGTACCTCGACAAAGATAAAGACGTAACCCGCTTTCAGGGTCAGGCATTCAACTGGATCGGTATCGATGAGATCACGCAATATCCCACTCCGTACGTTTGGGATTACTTGCGTTCTCGCCTTCGTGCTACTGATCCTGAACTCCAGCAACACCTGTACATGCGCTGCACAGCCAACCCCGGAGGAGTGGGTGGTTGGTGGGTCAAGAAAACGTACATCGATGGCATCGAACCAAATAAGTCTTTTCCTGCCTTCGACATAGAAACCGGAAAAGAATTCTTGTGGCCCCCGGGTCACGAAAAAGCAGGTCAGCCCCTGTTCCTTCGCAAGTTTGTACCGGCGCGGCTGACCGACAATCCCTACCTGATGGCAGACGGCCAGTACGAGGCGATGCTCAGGTCGCTCCCAGAAGTCGAGCGAAAGCGGCTTCTCGAAGGTGATTGGGACGTGGCGGAGGGAGCGGCCTTCCCCGAATTTTCGAGATCGAGACATGTGGTCGAACATTTTGAACTTCCAACCAACTGGCCCCGTATACGTGCGGCAGACTACGGGTACGCGAGTCCGTCGTGCGTTCTATGGGGGGCTATTGACTGGGATAACAATATCTGGGTTTATCGTGAGCTATATGCAAAGCACTTGACAGCGGAGCAACTCGCTGATAAAATACTAGAAGCAGAGGAGCTAGACCCACAACCACACTAC